CATTTGGTGCTCCTGCTGTTGCTGTATCATTTACATATTTTACAGAAGCGAGTTTGTTTGTGCTACCTGTCATATCTGCTACTCCGTCATATTTTAAAGGTGTTAAAGAGTTTAAATCGGTTGTCCCATTTAAAAGATTATTTATTTGAAGTATATGTGCGAAATCTGTTATTGAAACTGAAGACCCTATTCTGTGCTTTCTTTTTACTCCCACTGTCTCTACCCCTTGTCTTGACACTGATTTTATATTTGTCAATGCTGTGCCTAATAAGTCGCAAGAGATATGTTCTTTTGAAGAGTTAGACCCATCAAGAGTAAAAAAATATCTTCCAGACGGGAGTTCTATGCCATCATCATCTGTTGCTGAAGTAAGAGTTGCTGTTGTCCCTCCAATAGACAATTCACTTGCTAAAACTGTTGTAAAATCTGCAATAATTGTTGAAAGTTTTGTGCTCATAAGTGTATTATATAAAGTTATTTTTTGTTTGTCTATATAAAATTAAAAAAACCAGAGTTTTGATTTATAAATGGATATGAAATTCCATTTCCATTATTATATAATTCTGAAACTTGTCCTGCTGTGAGTGCTACATTTCATATACCAAATTCATCTATAACTCCATCAAAAAAACTATCTACTGCCCCTGAATTTCTTCCTATATATGGAATACCTGAAGATGTGCTGTCTGGACTATATGGAAAAGAAAAAGTTTGATTTAAAGTTCCATCTACATAAACAATTAAAGAGTTTCCATTTTTAACTATTGTATATAAATGTAAAGAGGAAGTATCTGTAAATGTTGAAGTCGTAGATACTCCATATACATAAGGAATATCAATTTCTAACTCGTTGTTAGGTGTAAAGTAAATATAGTAAAATCTTCCAGATACTGAATTTAATCATCTTGAAAAAATAGTATTATTAATACCATTTAAAGAATATCTTTTAGCTCAAAAACTAAAAGTAATATTTCCTGTTATTATAGGAAGTGTTGCTGGTATTTCAAAAAAACTTGAAAACGCAGAATCAAAATCTCCTGCTTGATTTATTTTGCCTGCTACATAAGATACATTAGATGTTGTACCATTGTAAGAGCCTAGACTGTCATTTGCATTTCCATCAAATTTATAATATGCGATTGGTACTGGTATTGCCATAAGTTTAATTTGTATTAATAGTTAATGGTGCGACCACTTCACCATTTATATCTGTATAACTATTTCTTATTGTAAAAACTCCATTATCTTGTAAATAATCAGTTTCATTTTTTAAAAATGTTTTTAATGAGTTTTTGTCTAATTCTGTAAAGTTAAAATCTGTTATCAAAGAATTAAAATCAGTTTCCATATCTTCTGTATAACATAAGTCTCACTCTTCCCCTTCGCTGTATTTTGTTTTTAACATTAAAGGTTTAAGATTTGGTAAATTATAAAAAAAGTCTGGAGTAAATCTATTATTTCCAGTCTCTGGATTATATAAAGGTTCGTATTTATATTTATATTTGAAGTATTTCATATTTTTATGCTACTGCTACACATCTTCATTTAGATGTTGCTATATTTCATACAAAACCTATATCAAGTCTTGCGGTGCCTGAAGTGGTAGTTGGTAATGCTACTGTTGAAGCTTCAAATGAAGCCCCTCAAGTGATTGCCCTGCTTGCAGTGCCTGTGATTGATATTCAAAGTGTTTGTGCGTCAGTGGGAGATCCCATAAGATTTGTTGTAAAACTTGTTATATTTTCTGTTTGTGCTGTAAGAGAGTAAAAATCTACATTATCAGTATTAATAGTAGGTGTTGCTGAAGATATTGCAGTCCCTGTTCTTTTCTTTACCCCTAAAGTTCTTAAAAAAGTTCAAAGATTAGTCAAGGTTACTTTTTTTGTTGTTAAAGTCTCAATATCTACAATAGGTAAGACATCACTTGCTGTTGGATTTGTCTCTGCTGTTAATTCTGTTATTTTTTTATCTGCCATATTTTTGTTAATTAGTTATTAATATTTTTTCTCCATTTTCTGTTACTATGATATTAAGACTTTCGTCTGTTAAATACATTGTATCAAGTATATGAATGCCATCAAGTCCGACATTTTGTTTTTGTCTAAATCTTGATGGTATTTTTCCTTCAAAAACCGATATGTTATTAAATATAATTCCATTTATATCTACATAACCATAACTCAGTGCCTTAAAAGAAATATTAAATTTTCTAAACTTTGGTATTTTTATAAGTTTTATTTCGCATATATAATTATAAACATCAATGCTATCACTTCCCCCAATTTGTATTTCACCTAAAAGGTTACTTCCTATTGTTTGGGGAGAAGTTTTATCTACATATGACCCGCTACCTAAAACAGTTCCCACAAGTTGCTCTCCGCTATTATCAAAGTTCATATATACTTCATATGATTGATTTGCACTTACTTGTCCTAAAAGTCTTAAATATCTAAACTTTTTAAGATTTTCAGTTCCTAACATTTCACCCCTTCCTATTCAATAGTTCTCAATAGTTGAGCCATTATCATCAAAACCATTAAATATTTTATAAACTGTCTCTGTTATAGATGACCCCATAAACAAATCACCGTCTGACTTTGCAAAGGTTCTTCCTGCATACTTTGCAATGCTAACTGTTTGATCTGGTATATCACACATTAAAATAGTGTCATTTGTAGTAGCATTTTTTGTCTTACAAGCAATTAAAATGTATCTGTCATATGTATCAATAGTACAATCATCATATTCATAATTTGAAAACTTAAATTGAGTAAATAATATTTTTGGGGTTACTTGCCCCCCAATTGGATTTTTTTCTAAAATAGTCAATTCTGGTTTTTCTTTATTTGCTGTATTTAAAAATACAATTCCATATTGCATTGCTATTGCTGACCTATAAGAAGGTACGCCAAGTTCTATTCTATAAACTTGATTATTAAATTTTAAATCATCTTCTGCTATTTCAAGACTATAAATACTTTGTTTTTTTACTGAGTAATATCTTCCGTCTTCTCCGACAAGCACATTTAAAATAGCATCTCCACCTACATCTTGTGGAAGATAAAAACTTTCTGTTGCCAGACGAGTTGAAGAAGCTGAAAAGTCTGTTATACCATTTATATTTGAATCTTCTCATTGATAACTAGCAGTCCCTACACCAGCGTTAGAGAGTGTATAAGCACCTGTTATGTAGTTAATAGTCCCAGTACCACCAAGAGAGCCCACAAATGTTCCCATTGCCCCTTCTGTAAAGACTTCTCCTGTTCCTGTTAAAGTTATTCTAACATTAAAGCAATTTCTAGTTGCACCGCTTGCCTTAAATGCTAAAGTCCCAGTTAATGATGTTGTCGCTTCACTTGCAACCGATGTATAATAACCTGCTAAAATATTTTGTAAATCAAGATGTGATCCGTATATGTTAGTTTTGTTATTTGGATTATTTCACAAGATCATTCTGCCTTTGTTTATGAAAGCAAGTCCTTTGTGGTTAATAGCACTATCATACATCGCACAATAACTTTGAGGGTTTGCATTATTCATTTTATATATTCCATCTATTCCTATTGCAAAAGTAAAAGTCCCTGCTAATGAAGAGTGATTTGTAAAAGAGTAATCAGCGTCTAAAGTAAGTCCTGTTATAGTATCTTGTCAAGTTGTCCCATCAAAATATTGTATTTTTGTACCTTTTTTTCTTCAATGGACTTTTGAGCCGTCTGTTTTATATCCAAATATTTCACCTGTTATTTTTCCAGCAACTCCTTCTGTTCCCAGTCTTTCTTTTCCATTAACAAGTATAATTCTCCCGTTTTTTGTTATTCAATTTTGAGAATCTGAAGAAGCACTTTCTGGAATTATTTCATCATCAATTAAGTTGTATATTCCTTTTGTAAAAGATTTTATTCCTTTATCCATAATTTTAATTTAAATTAAATTGACTATTTCAATAACTCATATCATCTAGTATTTGTTGATATTTTGTTTGATTTTCTACTGCATAACTTGTAGCCTTTGGAGACATTTGTATTATTGTATCTTCTACCGCCATACCAAAAACAAGCATATCGTGAAATCTTGCTGGGAAAATTGGAGATAATTCATTTGTCAAAGTTGCTGGTATTTTTATATAATCAAATTCATAAGTTGAGCCTGAAGGGGTATCTGTAAATCTTATTTTGTTATTTCCTAAATCATAATAACAATAGTTTCTTTTATTTCTGTATTGTCTTCTGTCCGAGTAATTTATAACTTGATAAATATTATAATTTGAGCCTACAAAAATAACTATTGCCTGAGCGTTATTTTGTGTTTGATAATTATTTAAAGTATCTTGATTATTTATAGAAAAATAAGAAAAGTCATTTGGGGGGGTTATATAATAACCTTCTGCGTCATTTAATATTGAGCCAGAAACTGAAGATTTTAAAAACTCTCAAGGTTTTAAATTGCATATTTTATTATAAACTCTGTTTAAGATAGCAAACTCTTCAGAGGTTGATAATTCTGTTGTATCACTTACCTGTAATTCAAAGTTTGCAATTATCTGTTCGCTTGTCATTTTGTTATGTTATTAATTTATAATACTCACAACCCAGCCCTTGTAAAAGAGCTGAATGTAAATACTATACACAAAGGATTTTCACACTTAAGAATTTTTTCGCACCATCTGCAAAAGTTTTAACTCCTGCAAGGTATGATGAGAAAACATTATTTCCTCTTCTGTCTGCTGTTTGTCTAACATCTACTTCTTTCATATCCTGGATAACTAGATCAATAGCACCTTTTTTACCAAAGTAACCTAAAAGTGTTGTTGATGTTACAGCAAAGTTAGCTGCAGTCTCAGTTACCACTATTCTACCTGTTCCAGTTCCATTAAATGTAAGCACTGTTGCTGATGTTGCTACTCCTACAATTCCATTTAAAGAATTAATTGCATTAGTATCAGTCAATGCTACACCTGTTGATGTAGTTGTGGTAGGGGCGTTGATAAATGCTGCAAGATTTGTGATTGAAGCGGCTGCATTAGCACCGATTAATACATTTCCTGCTGTTGAACCTAGAGTTGTCTTCATTGTAAGCACAACCCCGTTGATTGTAACTGTCTCTCCGTCTGAGAATGTTCCAGAAGATGTAATAACTACATCGCAAGGAAGATTTTCTGAGACATAAAGTTGAGCATTTGAGACATCTCCAGAATAGCCATTTGCAAATACATTTCCTGCTAAGTCAATGTTTTTACCCATAACATACTGTGTGATATCTGATGCCGCATAACTATCTACAACCAAAGCCATGTTTGTGTTAATTTCTTGATTGTTTTTTGTTCTCAATTTTGCTCCAAGTCTTGAAACCATTTGTGGTACAGTTGTTGCAGAAAGAGTAATTGCAGTCCCTGATGATGTGCCTGTTGTAAGGTCTCCATTGTCAAAAGAAAATGCTGCGTTTCTAATTTCTCCAAAACACTTACCGTCAAGGTCTATTGCTAACTTTTTTGCTAGTTGTTTGCCTGCAAATTCCATCGCTTTTAATGGACCAGTTTGTGTAACTTCACCATCGGAAAGATAGAAAGCTATTTCTCTTTCAAGATTAATTGTTAAAGTTTCTGCTGTATCTGTTACAGAGTCGATTATAGAAGCACCATTTCTATTTACTGTTCTAACCAATACTCCTGATAAGTCCATAGCAACTCTAGTTACAGAGCCACCATAAACAAGATCGCTTTTAAAACGAGTATTCATTATTTCTTTTGATACTGTTACCTTCTGAAAAACTTCTTGATAAGAATTGTCAAACGCTTGTTTGTAATCATTTAATACTGACATTGTTTTAATTCCCTGTTTTATTTTTTAGACAGAGAATGGATTAATTTTATTAATCCTTCATTTTTTTACCAACCTTTTTTTAGCATTTGACTGTTGTATTGTTCTTTCTTTTTAGGATCAGCCAATACCTCTTTCAAATACTCTATATCTTTTCCTGCTCTTTCAATATCTAACGGCTCCGCTTCTTTTCCGCCACCATAAACTGTTGATGGAATACTTCTTTTCCCTGTGATAGCATTTCCATAAGTTTCTTCAATTAATTGAGAAAATGTTTTGCTGGCGTTTTGTGGAAGTAAAGAAAGTGATTTGATTATTTCGGGATTAACAATTTTTTCAAATTCTGGTAAAGATTTTATTGCATTTTGAAAATGTTCTTGAAATGCTTTGTCTATCTTTTCTTTTCTTTCTTTTTCTTCAAGCGGTTTAAATTTTAAAGAAAACTTGTCCTCAATATCTTTTTCCGATTTAGAGCGTATTGTTTTCTCCAGCTTCTCTAGAAAAGTGGGATCAATATCATACTCTTTGGCTATAGCATCCATATCTTCTGAAATTTCTTTTTTAGACGCTCCAGATTGTATCAACTCTTGTAACTCTTTGACTTTTCGCTCTGCTTCCTTTCTACCTTTCTTTTCTTCAAGAAATTTGTGTTCTGGAATTGTATTTTCTACTGCAGGTTTTGTCTCTGGAGTAAGGACTTCACCAATTGTTTGTTCTGTTGTCTCAGTTGCAGTTGTTTCCTCCACTGCTGGAGTAATTTTTTCTTCATTCATATTAAAAATAACATTTTTGCGAAGATGCACTTCGGAGATTTTATTGCCGTGTCTCAATCCGTAATTTAATTATAAGTAGCAATTTTTTTAAAGTCAAATAATGCGGTCTGACTTGTATCCATGAGATGAAGGGAACTCATAAATACAAGTCGCACGGCATTATTTTGCCATTGCTTCATTTAAAATTTCTTCTAAATATTTTTCATTCTTTTTTGCTTTTTTTAAGACTTTTAATAAATCAAGTCTTGTTTTAATATCGCAAGCAAGAGAAGTGTAACCCTGCAAGTCAAGTGTCATTCTTCGTGAGATTAAATCTTCTATGGAAGAGATAATATCTTCTGATAGACTTTTGATAAGTTCTTTTCCACCTTCGCTTTCAGCAAGTGAAGATATGTTTTTAACTTTTTTTAAATCTTTTATTATTTCTTCTTCTTCTTCTTTATTCATATTAATTTACTTTTTCTTCTATTACTTCTGCTGACGCTTCTTCTTTTAATTCTGGTATTTCTATATAGATTTTTTCTAAATCTTTCAATTCTAAACCTAAAACTTCATCTGCTTTTTTAAGATTTTCTGAGTGTTCTTTTAATAACTTTTTAGCATTAAAATACATACTGATAGCATGCATTTGCTCGTCTGTAAGACTTTCTATAAGTTCTTTGTTATTTTCTAATACATTATCTGCAATAGCTTTTTGAAGGCTAGCATTTGCTGATAATTCTTTAATAACTTTTTTAATGTTATTAATGTTGTAATTCATTTCTCCAAGAGTAAATTCTCTTGTTGCATTTGTTACCACAATGATAGCATTGCTTTTATCTTCTAAATTTTGATTTTCTTTTAGTGTATATTTTTCCATATGTTTTTTAACTTGCCATTAGTGGCATTTCTTGTAAGTTTGGTGTTGCTGGTGCTACTGGTGCTGTTGGTGCTGTTGGGTTTAATATCTCTTGCATACTTTTTTTAAATAAGATTTCATTTGCTTGCTTTTCCATATTTCTAGTAATAATTGGATCTAGAGACCTTGTATAATTCAATAAGTTTTCAAAATCTTTTTCTTTCATACTTTCTTTGTTTGCATACATATAATCAACTATTTTTTGTTTGTAAAATGTTGTTGCGATTTCGTTTGGCTCTATTATTTCCCCGTCCAGTATTCTTTCAATGTCTCTTTCTACCTTTGAATTGACTGAGACTTCTCCAGTGTTTTCTGTGTCTAATAACTCTTTGATTGTTTCTGTGTCAAATCCTGCTATTGTTGCCCCTATTTCATATGCTTTCTTTGCATTTTGTATCGGTTCATTTGATTTGATACCTCCTTGAGTTTGTAAAAAACCTAATTGTATTTTCTTTTCTCCTGCTGATAATGCTAACTCTGCATCTGAAGATAATACAGAAATTCCATATTCTTCGTCTTTTCTAAATAAATCTCTTTTTGACACCATTTCCACACTTATTCCATTTGGACCTAATATTTCTATTGCTTGTTTTTTTATTAAATGTTCTTTGACGCCATTTCTTCACAAGTTTGCAAATCTTTTATAACCGAATGAGTAAGATTTATTGAGTAGTCCAAATCTGTCTGCTACTGCCGCCTGATTGCCTTCATAGATAGTTGCTTTAGTTCCTGAATTATTTTCTGCTACTCCTTGAGCGGCCGCTGTTACTCCTGACGCTTTTTCTTGTATTCCATCTAAAGTTTGAAAAACATTTAATGCTGTTGTGATTGGTGCTGTTTTTACAAATTGTATCGCTTGATCCGCATTAAAATTTGCTTTAACTCTAATAATTCCATCTTTTCTATATTTTAATTCTGCTAAATTTTCTATTGCTGTTATATTTACTATTTTTTGTGGTTTGTTTATCGCTTCGTTGTTATCAAGCGCTTGATTGATTGAGATTGCTTGTGCCATAAAGACCTCTCTCACATAATCACAATATGACGGAGTTCAAAACTCTGTTAAATCAATGAAAGCCGCTCAAGTTCAGTATCATCACATTTCACTTTGAAACTTTTCTTTTAATTCTGTTATCTCAATTGCTGTCCCGCCATCTTCTGATAAAAGCAAAAAGTATCTTTTACCTTCAAAAGTAGTTCCTCATCTTCAAAACTTATATTTATCAACATCTCCTATTTCTTTATTTATTTTAGTAATGTTGTTTGCTTGTGTTCTGTTTTGTTTGTTTGTCTCTTCTTGATTGCTTTCATTTGAGTTTCCGCTTCCATTTAAAAGTTTCTCCGCTTCTGTTTTTAAGAAAATCTTATTTTTGATACCTTCTTTTATTTCTTTTTTTGTCAAAACAACTCCATAATCTCCGAGATAAAAAGCTTTTTCTATGTCTATACCACCAGCACTCGGATCGATAAGAAAATCATAAACATCTATATTATCAAGATGACTTTCATATTTTTCGTTTTTTTCACTCTCTGCATAATAAGAATATATTGCTCTACCATATATAACACCTTGCTTTTTACCAGCAATGTCTTTTATGTCTCAATTATCTCTTTCACCATCTATTTCTTTTAATGCATTTAGTTTATTTATCCTATCTGTCTGACTTTCTTTTCTTTTTGTAAATTTAAAAGTGAGTTTGTTGTCTATCTTGGATAGGATTGTATGTACGAATGCTGACATCTGACCCAAATCTACATTTGCTCTGCTGTCTTGAGACTTAATTTTTCTGCCATAGTATAAGTCTTCATTGATTTTTCAGTTTCCTGTCTTGCTTTGTTTGTAAATTCTTGCAAAACTAATCTCATTTAATGCTTGTACTATTATTTTTTGCCTTGTTTCGTATGAAATGTTTGTCATAATGTATAAATTATAAACAGTATATTTTAATTTGTCTAGTTTATATCCCTATTGATGAATATAAAGGTTCATCTTCTTGTATTTCATAATATTCTGCAGTAGAATTTTCTATCACTTTCGTTGTTGCTCAATATCTAAACATATCCATTGCGTGAGAGTATTGATCGTGTAATGGTTCAGCACCAAACTCACCCATTTTTTCATTGAATTCTCTTCTATAATTTGTTAAACATTCTATAAATCTTTCACATTTTTTATCTATTCATAAAGTATTTGCTTTTTGTTTTACCGCAGATATACCGTCTTGTATTGTAAGCCGTGGTACCGCAGAAATTAAGTTTCCTGTAGTTCCTGTGGTTGTCTCAAAGGTTATTCCTAATTGTTTTGATATTTCATATCTTGAGTTTCCGCTGGTTAATTCTCTTGCCATAATATCGTGTGGTGCATAATGTTTAGCATATATATATGGTTTGTTTTTAATTTCTCTTATGTAGTGATCCATTCCTACATTATTATTTTCATAAAAATCAATTAAATGTCATTCTTTTCCTACTTTTTGAAAAAAACCTATTGTGGTGCTGTCTGCAACCCCTAAATCCCATCAAGTATAAACTAGTGAAGCCGTATCATAAGGCACATTTGTTATTCTATTTTCTATATATAAATCATCTAATTCTTTTTTATATACTGCTCCCTCAATATTAAATCCAGTTCAATCTCCGTAAAGTCAAGCTCTTTTTAATTCTTCATCTTTTATATTTTCTAGTCTTGCTCTGTATTGTGGGTCATTCTCCATTAAAAATTTATTATCTTCAAGTCTTGAGGGGATAAAGATTTTATTTTCATCCGCTTTATAAGTTTTATCATTATCTGGTCTGTCTGGTATTTCTCATCTTTTTTTAACCCATTTTCTACCTAGTCCATCTGGGTTAGTGGTAGAGAATACTTGTGCTGTTATATCTGGAATAGTAGAACGGCACGAAGCAATTAACATTTCATATTGTTTTTCATTCACAATTTGTGTTAGTTCTTCTATTAGCATTTTTTGATATTCGTGTCCTTGGTATTTTGTATATGCATTATCATCCTTTAAATGACCCAAAATAATTTTAGCTCCGCTTGGAAATTCAAAATATCCATTAACATATACACCACCTAATCCTTGATACATTATTTTTGCTCTGTCTGTTCAATCTTTTAAATCAGTGTGATTTTTACGAATTACTAAAGCTCTATATTTTGGTTTGTTTATGTCATATAAAAGAAATACTTGCCCTGTGTCTGTTTTGCCACCGCCCCTAGCTCCACCAAATAAGACTTCAAATTCTTTTCTTTTTAAAGCAATTTCTTGTTTAATTTGTGGTTTTCATTCTTTCATAATTATTCTTTACTTGGTATATATACAATAAGATTTTCTAATTTTTCTCCGTCTTTACCTGTGTGTTCTTCCCTTGTAGAATAGCCTTCATTTTTTCCCAGTGTTGTTGCTATGGTTTTGCTAACATCTATTTTAATTTTTAAAAGTTGCGGATCTTCTTGGCCTTCTTTGTTAAGAGTTACCAAATCAAGCGCTTTGTCTAAGTTTCTCTCTGCTTTTGAAAGCATATTTTTTCTCTTTAATTTTTCAAGTCGTTCCTTGAACCACCCTTGAAGGGTTATATTGGAAGAGTGAGATTCACTATACCCAGCTTCTATTGCAGATTGATAAGCATTTTCTATTCCATTTGCTAGTTTTGATATGTAAATATCTCAAGTAATTTGCTCTCTTGGATCACTTGTTGTTCCATTGGCTCCGTTAGGGTTTGGTTTGTTATTTTCTTTTGCATTTTCCATACTACTTCTTTTTGACTGTATTTAGTGCTATTGCTATTATTTGCTTCATTGGTCTTATTTTTCCATTTGCACCTTTTTCTTTACCTTTTTTAAGGTTGTCTTTTTTTAATTCTGTTATGTTTTTACCTATGTTTTTTTTACCTTTTAGTAGTTGCATATATTTATGATTTTTTATACATTTTTTTTTCTTTCATTTTCATTATTTTAGTTTCTTTTTTTTCGTGTCCTTTTTTTTGTTTTAATTCTGTTTTCATATGTTTTTGTTTAAATGATTTTTAAATTGTTTTATATTTTCTTCTGTTGGTTTTTCTTTTGTTTTTAAATAAAATTCTTTTTTGTCATATTCATAAAGAGTTATATAACATTGTCATTGATCCGATCAAATTGGTTCTTTTAGCATTTTTATTTCCATATATCTACTATTTTTTTTATATTTTTTTCGGTTGAATTGTGTGTATCACTCGCTAATATTTTAGCACAATGACTACATCTAGCTATTCAATGTTTATGAATACAATTATTATCTTCTTTGTGTTTTTTTGATAAAATATCTCTTGTTTCTTTATATGTGATATTCATTTGTATATTATAACACATTTTTATAAAAGCAAGTTTTTATAATTTTGTGGATAAGTTAAATTAATTATAACCCCATCAAATTTGATAGGGTTAAGGTTGTTTATTTTATTTATCTTTTAATTCCATAATCAGATTTTCTTAATTTACACATTCTTTGATCCGACTTGTGGTGGAATACAATTCCTTCAATGTCTTTTTCTAACAAAAAGTTTTTTAAGTCGTCAAAATTTAAGGAAAGCAATTTTAAAATTTCACTGCCGTGTTTTATAAGTTTATGCCCTTCAACTTTCTCAGGGTTGCCTTGTATCTTTTCTCCACAAAGTTCATAAGTCCCGTCTTCTTTAATTTCTAAATTATCAAAAGCTTCAAAAAAGTATTTATCGTCTGGTTTAATTTTATCGCATTTAAGTCAATGGGGGTGATGTCCTGTAATTAAATCAGCCTCTTGGCAAGGAATAGCTCCTGCTGGGGCTTGTTTTCCTTTTTTTGCGTCGTATCTTTTATAAAGTTCTCCATTAATAATCGCAGTAGCAGTTCCGTCAAATTTTCTTGTTGCAATTCCTTCTCCATCAAATACTCATTGATTTTCAGGATTAACTTCATTAATTACTCTCCCTAAATTGTTTTGGTCTTTTTTAAATAGCGTTGTGATTTTTTTCATATTTATTTTTTATTTATTTTATACTTTTTAAT